TATCAATGTCAGACCATACCGCTACGGTTGTTTTTAAAAAAAATACGGGCAAATTAGCCGCTGCTTTCTTCTACTACATCGCAAAGGGTTACTCTAAAGGATGGAGATACTTTTTTCCAACCGACTCACACATCAACGGGCTTGCCGCCTTTCATTATTTCAAGCTCGAAGTAGAACGAAAGAACTACGACAAGAATTTTTAATAGTGCAGTAAAACGCTCTTTTGATACGTATTTATTTGCTATTATACGTAATTGCATTCTAAAGTGCAGTATAACGTACTTTTATATGCTTTAATGGGTTTGGATTTATACTTATAGTGTAATTATACTCCTAAAATTAAACAATTGCATAAAGTTTTCGGAAAAATTCATGCAAATTATTACAAGTCCATTAGGCAATTAATAGCGGTGTGACCACCTATAACCACACCGCAGCCTATTGCTTGCTTCTTAAAGTTCTTTGCATAAGCAGCCGCATAGCTTTTACTATCAACACCACATCCTACTTGCATACCAAATACCTTAAATTTCTTTCCTACGCTCCACTCTGTATATGCTTGAGTGTGTATGTGACCTTGAACGGTAGACATCATATCATTCTTAGACTTAGTTCTGGCAGTACCACCTTCTCCATGGACATATTGAACGCCATCATACTCTACTTGCTCCGCCCAATTCCAATTAGTGCCTAATACATCGTTATAAGACTTTATCCATCGGCTCGGTATTTGCGAATCAAATGCTTTACGCATTATTATTCTATCGTGGTTGCCTATTGTTACGTCTGCATTTGGAAACTCTTTAGCCCATTTCTCTACTTCGTCTATCGCTACGTCTAATTCATCGCCTCCACCCATACCATCGGGGTCGCTAATATGAAAAGAGCTATAATGATTGTCGATTATATCACCTATAAAAATAACTTGGTTGCAGTTGTAGTTAGCATAGGTCTCTTTGCAGAACTCAAAGTAACCCTCTAACGTAAAAGGAGCGTGTAGGTCACCAATGACAAGTATACGCCTTTCGTTTTTGTTTAGATTATTGTAGGCTTGCAGTTTATTACCTCTAAGTCTTGGTCTAATATCCCTCATTCGCTACGTTAAAACTTGGACAAGCTTTTGCGGCATACTCGTTATGCCCGTGAATTTCCAAATTTGGAAACTTTTTGCGAAGGTCTGCGATTAATTTTATTAAAGATTCCTTTTGATCAGGCGTTCTCGTGTCCTTTGCTTTGCTCATACTTTTATTCATACCGCCAACGTAGCATATTCCAATGCTAAATTTATTTTGACCTAAACAATGAGCCCCTAAAAGTTCTACGGGTCTACCCGCTTGTATCTGTCCATCTAACTCTATTACATAGTGGTAGCCTATATCATTCCACCCTTTATCTAAATGCCATTGGCGGATAGTGTCTATCTTAACATCTCTACCTTCGGGAGTAGCTGAACAATGAATAATTACTTTGTTAATTGGTCGCATAATCGATATTTAGGGTTATAATAAAAAGGTAAATAGTGATAGTGTTATATTGATACTCTTTAGAAGGAGCGATATACTCCCAACCTAAAGCAAATCTATCGTGCGGATAGTGTGCGGAGAAAGTTATAGACCATTCCATTATAGTTCTTTTTTTACGTCTTTTAACTTTACAATAATAGCTTTTATTTTATCAATAAACGAATAACCTTTTACTTTTATCCAAGATTCGTCCATAGACTTAACCTCAATAGAGAGTAATACCAAAGCAATAACCTTTGTAGAAATAAACTCTACACTAACTACGCTCATCGTTAAGCCGTTTATAATAAAGACGTCAGAAGCATATACAAGCATCACTACGGCTATATAACTAACGAGCTTAGGGACAAGCCCATTACGGAACATCTTACTCGTAATAGGCTCTTTTAATTTCTTAGCTTTCCATACTCCAAAGCAAGTGTCGATAATAGTAGATAAAGCCACCATTAAGATTATGCCCTTTATCGGAGCGAAGAATAATACCAATGCGGTTGCTATACTACTCAGATATATCTTCATCGGGTATTACGCAGTAAGGACTATCGGGGTAAATCTTGCAATACTCAGCCGTATATGCCTCAGCCCATCCCGCAAAGATATGTACCCCCGAAGGCTTAGGATAGACCACAAAAGGTGTAAGCCATTCTATTTCCTCACATAGCATATCCACCGCGTACTTAGTACTAAGGTCTATACACTCGCCTTCTTCGTTTTGGGCTAAACATATAAAGCCTATTTCGTGTATTGCCGTTACTTCGGGAATTAGTACCCCATCTTCATAAAGGCTATCTTTTACTGTTAGCCATTCGGCTTCGTTTAAAAATTCAAATTTTAAAAATTTCATAATTTATATTGTTGTTAGGGTTGCAAGTTCTGCGTTAGATTTACCATTTAAAAAAATCATAGCACTTTGCATTGATGCAAGTCCAGCTTGTTGATTTGGTGCAAATTCAGTAGATAAAATAAATAAATTTGAAAGTGCGGTTGTTGTAAAGGTTGCTGAGGATGTGATTTGCTGAACTCCGTTTAAATAAAAAGCTATATCACCACTATTATATCTTACCGCAACTTTATTTATTCCGTTAATAAAACTACTTGCACCCGTACCGCTTAAAATAAGTGACCCTGAAATAATCAGAAAAACTTGCAATTTGTTATCGTTATTTGATAAAAGTAACCTATTGTTAGTGGAATTATCACCTATTGCAATAATTCTTGTAGTATTGCCATTGTGTAAAAATTCAGCATACAAAGTTCCCTCTGTCTGCCCTATCAAACTACTTATACCGCTCTTGCTTGCACCATCCGCTACCCTTGTAACCGCAGTTGTGGTAGTGGGGATTACAGAAGTTGCATAATCTCCCGCTTCGTGTTGGAAGTCTGAAAAAAGCAAATCACTTAACATAACTGCAGAAGCCTTAATGCCTGATGCTGTGCTTGTGCAATTGTAAGTAAATGTAAAACGCTGCCACTCTGTTGTAGCTACAAACTCCCCTGATGTTATTGAATTCCCGTTGCCGAAAAATCTAAAATTTTGATTTGTTCCCGTATTAGATTTTGCATATACACTTAGCGTATTATTAACACCTGTTGTTCCTATTCCGTTTAAATACAAAATACCACTATTGTTTGCACTCACTGCTCTAAATGCATTTACTGTTCCGTTAGGACTAAGTGCATAATTGTCAGTAGTTGTCCAAAAACTTTTTAACCAAGTTAAAGATGCTCGGCTATAAGGCCATAAATTTGTTCTCTGCGGTTCTAAAAGCAATTTACCGCATCCACCGCCAGTATAGTCTATACGAGGAACACCCGTTGCAACTGACTCAATTAAGCCGCTTTCGTTTACCCTTGTTGCTGAACTTGCTCTTGTGAACGTCAAATCACCGCTCCCATCCGTTGGCTTTAGGCTATATGCTTTCCCAGCTTTGTACCCACTTGGGTAATATATTAAACTCGCATCTGTGTATGTACTCATAGTATTGTATTTAAAAAGGTTATTGTGCAGCTATCGTTTTCTACTACTCCGCTATCTGTTAAAACTCTTGTTTTGTATGCACTAAAAATAGCAGCAGATAAGCTACCGCCTAATAGTGTAGTGCCGTATTGGTAGCCGTATCCGTACATTATGCAAAGACCGCTATTACTGAGCCGCTTGTCATATTAACTCTTTTAATAAACGAACCGCCTTTTGGAGCGATTATTACGCCCGCAGATAAGCTCGCACCGCTTATGTTGCTTTGAGTTATTATATTTACGTCTGCTTGGTCTGTTAGGTTTGCGAATACCGCAGCCTCGTTAACTACTAAGTAAGCTACTTGTTGAGCAGCCGTGAAAGTAACGTCTCCGCTGACGTAATATTGTCCGTTTCTACTGATTTGAAGTTCTTGAGTGGTCATTTTATATATATATTTTTAAAGTTATTATCGTTCTATCCTATACTCTCTAAAGCTGCTATGGTGCAAGTATCGTTTTCTACTATTCCTTCATCCTCTGTGACTCTTACGCTATACGCTGCAAAAGTTACCTCTCCGAAGTAAACTATTTCACCGCTTGAAACGCTATTAGCAGCAGCAACTCCCGAGTCGTTTGTTTCTGTTTGCGTTATTCTTACAAATTTATTATTATCTGCATCAGCTAAGATATAGGTAGTAGAATTTTCGCCTATTATGTCAGCCCAACCGCTTAAACCATCATCGCTTCTCTGCCATTGTAGAACTCTCGTAGGTGTTGGTCTACCCTCAGTTGTCGCAGATATTGCGGTAAGTGTTTTACCTACAAATTCGTCTCCGCTAAAGGTAGGAACTCCGCTAATACTTGGAGCAGCTATTACGGGAACTTGACATCTCGCATAACCATAAGAAGTAGACAAAGAAACGTTAACCGCAGCCCCCGAGTATAGGCTATCAAATCGCTCTGTAAAAGGTTGTATGCTCCAAGTCTTATTTAGGACTAAGTTTAGGTCTTTATCTGCCCAAGAAGTCTTATTATAGTTCTCAAATATGCTCATCATATCTAAGGCTATTAGGCTACATTCGTTTTGAACGCTAACCTCATTTGTCGCGGTGTTTATCTCCGTAACGTTGTCGCAAAGGAAAACATCTAAGGAGTAGTCTATACCGTTAAAGCCATTAGGGGCTATGTTAGTAACCTCATAAATAAGGTAAACGCCAGTAACGTCTTTAGTCAAATCTACAT